GTGACTCCATCGCTGCTGGTGGCTGCAATTGCGGTGCCATAGGCAACCGCGACGAACACGCCGTTGCCGTAGGCAACGCTGTACCAGTTGGCACTTGTCGGAAGCGTCCTCGTCGCTGTAGCAAAGCCATTCGTATCGCTCTTCTGCCACTGGTACGCAGGCGTGCCGGCTGGCAATACACTCGCCGTCACAGAAAGAGTCGCCGCGCCACTGCTGGCAGTCTGGTTCGCAGGCTGCGAAGTGATCGTGATGGTGCGTGGAATCTCGCCAACGTAGTCGCCGCCGTCAACGTCGCCGGAACCTGAACCACCAAGAGTCACGGCTCGAATCGAGCCGTCCGGTGCCTTGACAAACACGATGCCGTCAGCCCAGTTCACGGCGACCTCGTGCGCAGCCAACTCTGCCGCCGTCGGCACGACGCCCGCGGTATAGCTTCTTTTTACTTTGACTTTATTGGGCATATCACGACACCGTGAGTGTTGCTGGTTGGCTCGTCACGCTGGACGCATTCGCCGCTGAAACCACAGCGCGAAAGCGGTCAAGGTTGTCAGCGGCGTTGGTCAGGCCCGTCAGGGCGAGAGTGGAGGCTGTTGCACCGGAAATATTGGCAAACGCGGTTTGTGCCGAAAGCTGAATTGTTGTTGCAATGCTGCTGTTGTAAGCGACCGCAACGAACGTGCTGCCGCCAATGGTGACGGCCTGCCAGATGGCGCTTGCCGGCAGCGTTCTTTGCGTCCATGTGATTCCGTCTGGGCTGGACGCTGCCACTGCGTCACCAACACCGGACACTACCAAGAATGCGCTGTTGCCAAAGGCCATGGTGTGCCAGCCTGCGATTGCAGGCAGCGTCCTTTGCGTCCAAGTAACGCCGTCTGTGCTTGTGGCTGCGATTGCAGTGCCGGAAGCGACCACTACAAACACGCCGCCTCCGAATGTGATGCTCCGCCAAGCTGCATTAGAAATCATAGTTTGCTGCGTCCATAAAATTCCGTCTGGGCTTGTTGCCGCGACGTAGCTATCGGAAGCAACCGCAACGAATGTGCCATTGCCAAATGCAATGCTCTCCCAGTTTGCGCTCGCAGGCAGCGTCCTTTGCGTCCAAGTAACGCCGTCTGTGCTTGTGGCTGCGATTGCGTAGCCCCAGGTTATCGCGACGAATGTCCCGTTGCCGTAGGTGACATCTGACCAAGTAAGGGACGCAGGCAGCGTTCTTTGCGTCCAAGTGATTCCATCTGTGCTTGTGGCTGCTATTGCGCTGCTATACGCCACCGCGACGAACGTGCCGTTGCCAAATGTGACGCTTTGCCAGCTTGCGTTTGCTGGCAACGTGCGCTGCGTCCAAGTGACACCGTCCGCGCTCGTGGCTGCGATTGCGCCCCCGTAAGCCACCGCGACGAACGTGCCGTTGCCAAATGTGACGCTTTGCCAATTCTGGCTTGAAGGCAGCGTCCTCTGTACGGCAGCAAAGCTGCCGGCATCGCTCTTCTGCCACTGGTAGCTCAACGTGCCGGTCGGCTCCGCGATTGCAGTGACTGCGAATGTCGCCGCACCGCTGCTTGCAGTCTGGTTTGTCGGTGGCGACGTGATTGTGATCGAACGCGATAGCCCGCTGCTGCCGTAGAACCACTGGCCGTCGATGTCGTCGTCTGCGTTAAGGCCGCCAGCCGCAGTCCACTGACCATCGCCACGAAGGAATGTCGATGCTGAAGCGGTGCCCGAACTGCCAAGCTGTGCGAGCGTTATCGCACCAGTGCGGCCGGCAACGCTCTGCACGGGCGCTGCTGCTGCGGCGCGTGCCGTCGTGTGGTAGAGGTTGACGCTGCCTTCGGTCACGCTGTCCGTCGAGCCGGGAGAAGGCGAAATCTCAATGAAAGCCGATCCAGACCAGCGGTAGATTTTGTTTGTGTTCTCCCCGGTCGAGACTACATAAATCTTCCCAACGTCGCCCGAAGCGGGCAGGGTTCCACCGACATCAACCACGTCGTCAACGAATGATGGCAGATTGGCGCTTGGTACGAGGTTGTTCACCAGCGTGGCGTAAGTGCCTGCCGCCTGCTTGCCGTCCAGTGCCGTTTGCAAGCCCGCCACGTCGCTCACAGCGTGCTGATGAGCCGAGGGTGCAAAAGTGCTTGGGATGCCAGAGAGCGACGAATATGTGATTGAGCCAACGGCGTGAACGTGGTCAGCCCGTGCCGCAGCAAGCGCCGTGCCAGCGCTGGCTGTGCCGAGCGGCTGCGGCGTTTCGTCTGTAAGGTTGATCGGTGGGCCTGCTGGGCCAGCGTCTCCGCGTTCACCCCTTGGCCCCTGCGGCAGCACGAACGAGATCGACTGCGATGGAGCCGTTCCACTGATGCTCACGGCCGCCGTCGTGCCTGTGCTCACGCTGCCGATTGAGAGCGAGTTCGCCGGCCCCGCCGGCCCAGGCTGGAGCACGAATGAAAGAGACTGCGATGGAGCTGATCCACTGATGCTCACGGCCGCCGTCGTGCCGGATGTGACGCTACCGATCGACAGCGAATTCGGCGTGCCCGCCGGCCCCTGCGGCAACACGAACGAGAGCGACTGCGACGGCGCTGACCCCGTAATGCTAACGGCTGCGGTCGCGCCGGTGCTCACGCTGCCTATCGAAAGCGAGGTCGCCGGCCCAGCCGGCCCAGGCTGGAGCACGAACGACAGGCTCTGCGAGGGCGATGACCCCGTGATGCTCACGGCCGCCGTCGCGCCCGTGCTCACGCTCCCTATCGAAAGCGAGTTCGCCGGCCCCGCAACACCCGTCAACCCGCGAGGCAACGAGAAATTGAACTTGGCTGCGTAGGCCGTGCCTACGTTCGTGACGGTAGCCGTCTGGGTCGCGTCGATCGTGGTGACGGTGCCGGCCTCGATCGTCGCCGCCGCGCCGTTGCCGCCGCCCACAGTCTGGTTGCCGACGTTGACATTGACCGTGTCGCCGTTGCCCACGACGCTGTTGATGCTCGTCGAGCCGACGACGACGACGCTAATCTCGCTCATGGTGCCACCGCCGTCACGCTACCGCTGATGATTGTGCGGGTGATCTCGCCAGGGGCAACCCAGCGGAGATACCACCGATACTCCTCGCTCGGCGAAAGGAGTGCGGTTTGCGTTTCCGACAGCCCGAGGATCATGGATCCCGATGTCGCGTTCGTGATGCCAATTGTCGGCGATGTTACAGTCTGGCCGATGCTTGAAAACGACGAAACGCCGCCGCCTGAGCCAGTAATGTTCGACTGGTATATGAAGCTCGTGAACGTGTAGCCAGCAACTGAACGCTGCAAGTTCAAAGCGATATTCAGCTCGTCGCCGGGAACGAGCTGAATCGACAGTTCGCCTGGGAGCTGACTGAACGTAGCCAAGGCGTCACCTCAATTCGGGGCCGATTCGCCGCTTTGGCCAGTCTTTTTAACGACCGCTTGCTTGATCGCGTGCTGATCAGCCGCGATCGCCTGAAGTGTTTCTGCCTGCTTGAATTGAGTTTTTCCGATCTCGTCCAGCGTTTCGCGGGTTGAGTCCAGAAACTCCGTGTGAGACTTTACTATTGGCACGAGAACCGTGCCGTGGAGTGTGATCGCAGCATCTCGCATAAACCAGATCACAACTGCGAGCAGGACCAGCGGAACGCCAAATCTTTCAGCCACACGAAGCGCGGACTCAACGAACGATTCAGTGCTCATTTCCATGCCTTCGGGTGACAGTATGTGTGCCGGTAGCCTACCTACATTGTAGCGGCGAAGAGCTGTTTCCTGAGCTCATCCACGGAGCCCGAATTGTCGATGGTTCGGGTGATCAGGTGGTCGCTCACGCCCGCCTCGCTCTGGTGGGCGGCAGCCTCGTCGGCAAGGCACCGCCAGCCCGGTCGCGTTACCCGCCACACCTCCCCGCCAGCGTCGATGATTGCCTGTGCCTCGTTGTTGAACCGCACGTCGGTGATGACGACGCCGTTGAAGGTCATGTGCTTGGCGGCACGCTCCATCGCGATGCGAATCCAGATTTCGGGGTGGACGGTGCCACGCCCCCACTCGGTTCCGAGGGTCTGGAGCATCTGCCTGGGCGACTTGCCCAGCCACGGGATGACGGTTTCCTTTACGTCGCGATCCCTGAGGAGGGCGACGGGGAGCCCAGTGATCGTCGAGACGCACTCATAAAGCGGATCGGCGAACGCTATCTGTGCGAACGGGCCGCCGTCCGAATCAGCCAGAAGCTCCGCCACGGTGTTCTTTCCAGCTCCAGCCGGCCCACAGAGACCAATCAGCATTGAAAATCCCTCCCATCGAAACGAACCGTTATCCCCACCGTGTCTGCCAAGAGCCTCTGGCTCACGCACGCCTCTGCAAGAATCTTTTCCGCAAGTTCCACGTTGAGCAGCCAGCGGCCTGGGGTGGCGTTGCGGAGGGCGATGAGTCCGACCACCTCGCTGATGCCGGCCATGACGATCGCCCTGGCACAGTCGGTGCAGGCGAACCAGGGGCAGTAGAGAATCCCGCCGGCCGTCGGAATCCCTGTGGCTGCGGCCCTGTAGATCACAGATCGCTCGGCGTGCTCGATGAAGTCGTATTTGAAAGGTCGGGCCAGCCGGTGCTCGTGGCGGGCCACCCCCGGCGGGACGCAGTTCGCGGCGTAGATAGTCTGGCGGCTCGTCACCAGCACGGCCCCATTCTGCGTGTCTTGGTCGTGGGAGTGCTGGACTGCGAAGCGGCAGGCTTCGCGGAGATAGTCGATGTCGGTCATTTGGTCGGCCCTGCGACGTGCATCGCGGTCAGGCCGCCCTCGGGGAGGTAGATGAATGTCTCCATGCACTGGCGGGAGCAGATGTAGCCTGACGCGGAATGCCACTCGTCTGGCGGCGTGATCGACGGGGCTGTTCTCAGCACCACAGAATCCACAGACTCTATAGACCTCTCGGCGGCCTGGGCGTGGAGGTGGCCGGTGTGGAACTCCCGATACCAGCACCTCGACCAATCGGCTGCCGCCTCCATCGCCATAATCTGCGGCAGCCGCTTCTTCGCCTTGTCGCCGTGGGCTGCGCCAATCAGGTTGCTGCCGTGGGTGACGTACTGCCGCCGCGTGTAGTTTGGCGAGATGGCGACCCGCCCGTCATTACGAAACCTCTCCTGAAGGATACGGCGGAACGCGGCCGTCAGCGTCTCGTCGTGATTCCCGTTGACGACTAGCACGTCCGTCGGCACCGTGGACGCCGAACGCTCGACCAGCCCCAGAAGCGTGTCGCATCCGACTTGGATCATCTTCTGGAATCGGCCGTCGTTGTCCTGCGGGGTGCCGGCGGTCGTGTTGCCCGCGGGGCCGTCGGCATTGAACAGGTCGCCCAAGAACAGGATCGTTCGGCGGGCGGGCTGGTATGTGTCGCCGGTATCTAGCAGGGACATTCCGGCATCGCCGACCATCTTCTCGGCCAGCGAGAGATCGTAGTCGTCGTGGCCCGTCGACTTAGCCCATGCGTATTTACCAAAGTGAGTGTCCGCGACAACGACGACTTGCCAGAGGTCGCCGCGCCCCTTGGGCTTGATCGGCTTCTGCTTCACCCGCGGCAGGCCCGCCGCCGCGATCATCGCCTCGACGGCCTCCTTGATGCCTGGGCCAGCCTTGGGCTTGAGCCGCACCCAGACGCGGTGCAGCTCAGTCACCGTGGGCTCGCCGTTGTCTCCGGCCGTTGCGACTTCCCACTTGGTCGCTTCAGAGGCACTGACTTCCATCTTGGATAAGTCAGCCTCGATGTGAGCCAGGAGGTCGTCGACCGTCTTGATTCGCCGGCTGGTCGAACGTGCCTCGAGTACGTCCCCTTCGCGGCGTTGCGTCACCTGTTCCGCGTCGGCGGCCGGCTTCGGCGTGGCGGCGGCTGCCGCGGCCGAGAGAATGTCGCCTGTCAGCCCTGCGTCAGCCATCTTTGGACTTGCCTCCACTTGCAGGGTGTGTAGCCGCGGGCTTGGAGCTTCTCGACGATGGTCTTCGCCATCTGGCTGGCTGAGACGCCGGTCGCATCGGAGGTCTTCCTCCACTGCTCACGCACCGCCAGGACGGCGTCTTGGTGCTCGCTTGACAGACCTTGGAACCAGCTTTGGTTTACTGGCGATGGCCTTGCGCTGTCGAGAATCTCCGTCGCCAAGTCCATTGGGCTTCTCCTGAAGGTGAATCCACCCATCGTCGTCGGGTATGCCGCCACCCTCGACCTGTTCGTCGTCGTCGTCTGAGAAGACGAATTCTTTTGGTGGGTTTGCCATGCGTATAGTGTCGCCCGGTAGTGTTTATGGGTCAACGTGAGATTTTGGTTCTTCCTTGCCCGACAGACAGGTGGCCGGCGTAAGGTCTTGAGCGAGGGATTTGCGGGCGTTGCGTATCGCCCTCTTGATTAGCAGCATCCCCGCTGCGTCAAGGAACGGCAGGCCGCGGCGCATCGCGTTTTCTCGCAAGGCAGCGAGGACGTAGTCACGATTTTGACTCTGCTCACACTCGTCAGCGCCCCATTTATCCATGAGTGCAGCGACTTGGTTGCACGAGCAATCTAGGCTCGCTGTGATGTAGAACGGCCATCCGGCGAGTATTTTTTTAAGCTCCGTCCCTGGCCCGCCGATTCTGGAGCGAAAATGCGGCGTTTGCGGGGCGTCGCTGGTTGATGACCTACATTGAGCATGAATTGGAAACACTCCTCGGCGAACGACGCGGCCACAGGCCATGCAAGTTGCGGGGAAGCCGGCAGACTCATCAAAAGAGCAATTCATCCTAGCTCCAGTTGCGGGCATTCCGGCAGGCAGTGGGCAAACCTGTCATCCGCAAATTGGTCGTTGTAAGATGCGTAAATGAAGGGGCCACGCTCAACAAAACTATACCTAACCTTGAACCAGTCACGCCCTGCAATTGATCCCAGATTTACTGGCCCATCAATTACCCGGTACTGTGTCCTGCCAGCCTCCGGCGGAATAAAAGCCCCCCCCGCGGGCACAGACTCGATTCTAGCGATAAACCATTTTGTGTTTTCACGACCGATCATACTGTGCCATGCGCGTATGCCGCTACAAGTTGCTTCATATCCGCGAGTGTTCCATTGGTGCCCAAATGGGTCAAAGCTTGGGGGACAGGCAAAAGTTCCCACTGACGTACACCATTCATTTGACAAGGCGGCGGGCTGAGGAGAGTTGCCCGCGTAATCTATGACGTGTGTCCCGTCGTATTTATTGCAAGAACCGCTGTTCGGCGAGCCTTCTGGGTCAGGCAGCGGTTTTCCGGGGTTGTTTAGGTCACTGAAAATTCGGTAAAAAACCTCGTTTGTAACGTCCCACGGGCACAAATATATGCTCTGTGACGATAAACAAGGGTGAGACCCTACCCCCAACGGCCGAAAAGTGGTTCTAAAAGTCACATTCACTGAGTCAGCGAGCAACTTGATTCCACACTGAACGCAACATGGACAAGCCATATCAAATCTCCAACGAAATAAACGTTGCCGTGTAAGTCCCAGTCATTATCGTGGCGCTTTGCGTTCCAGACACCGATAGGATTGACGCAGTCTGGATGCTTGCGAGCGATACGATCGTAGCGGTCTGAGAACTCCCAGCCGTTTTGAATGTCGTAGTCGTCGGATTGTTGGCCGTCTTGATTTTCGTAGTCGTTGTGATGACTGTGATCTTGCAGTCTGATGTATTAAGCGAGGCGCTGACGCTCGCAATAACGTCGACATCAGAAACCGATGATACATATGTGAGCGTTTTTTCTGGGCCAGCACCAGCAAAGGTAAGTGTCTTCGTGTCGGCAGAGCTAATGAATGAAATGTTCTGCTCGGCGTTGGTTCCCATAAACGTAATCGTCTGCGTGGCTGTCGCCATGATCGCCGTCTTCGACGACATCTGGAACGAGACGAGATACCACTGGGTGCCGTCCTTGGCGACGTTGACGATGCGGCTCGTCGCCGTGCTCTTGGGGGCGGGCAGGCTGACGAGCTTGTTCATAACGCTAACCGCGTTTGGCTCGCTATCGGTGCCGTAGAACTTCACGTCCTTTGAGGTATCAACGGGCCATGCGCCGGTGGCCGTGCAAACGCGAAAGACTTTCGGCGAAAAGCTGCTGCCGCCGTCTTCCAGTGCCGTTGGGATCCGGCTCACCGGCCCGCCGAACGGAATGGAGTCCACTTTTGCGATCGTGCTTTTCAGCTTCTCGCGGAGACTCTCGCCAACAAGGTACTTGCCGTCAGGCATTATGCCACCTCAATGGAGCACAGCGAGGGGGCCGCCCCTGGTGTCGCTGGAGGCGATGGTGTCTCTGGTGTCACTGGCGGTGGCGGGGTAACAGTAGACAAGTCAATCGTGACATTAATTATTCCGCCGCCAAGCTGCTGATAGCTATCCCCGACGCCGTAGTAATAGAAAGCGGGGTCATTTCTCGTATCCGTGTCATCGTCGCTCATTAGTCCATTAGGAATCAATAGCCTTGAAAAGCTTGTGCCGAATGGAATGGTGACGGTTATGACGCGTCCGGACAGCGATATGGGCATTGAAACGTCTGGGGCTCTTGTGTATACGGCGTACTGACCGCCCTGAGGCTGCTCTTGAGTCGGCGGCCCGCTCCTCGACCCTGTTCGCCTCCACAGTATGTCTCCTGCAGAGAAGAATCTCCGCACGGGGGTAGCAGACTGGGTGGGTAGTTCGTCAAAGAAAGCAAAGCCCATAGCTGGACGCGCAAAGCGGGGGAAAGCCTTTGCGAACAAGCCAGAGTCGTTCGGCGAAATCCCCAAATTACAAAAGCCATAGGTTATCTTGTAAGATCGTTTCTCTGAGACGGTGACATCGCGCAATATTGGAAGTTGTAGTGCCATTAGTCACCTAAAGCCTAAGAGAACCAACGAATACCGAAGTTGGAGAAGTTTCTGCCGAAAGCCATCTCGGGCTGAATGCAGATGCGGTTGATCAAAACTTTGTCCGCGGTCGAAAAGTTGTCGGCGTTCCTCGGCGTACCGTCGTCGTTTAGGGCGACGGGTTGTGCGGCGGGACGCTGTGTGTAGCCGTAGCTTGTAGCGGTCTCTCGCTCGCCGGCCGGCACAGTAACCATCGCCCGCACTTTGCTGCCCGCGGTACCGTCTGCAATCACCAACTGGCCGCCTGCCAGCTTCATTACCTTGCCTCCTTCTGTGTGCTGGAGCGCCAAAGCCTTCTGGTCAACGTCTGGCCGCCCGATTCCAGTGTTTCTTATATTGAACCCGGTCTGCGGCACAGCCATATCCCAGCCGATCGCCTGAAAGCCCTGTCGAGTGATCGTCCAGTGCGACCGGACGGCGAATCCAAACGTGACCTTGAAACCCCGAAACGTCGTGTCGCCGAACTGCTCTACGACCGGATTCGATGAGATGCTCTGCAACATACAGCAGTGGACGCCGACGCTTAGGTTCGAGAACACGAAGCTGTCGCTATTCACATATCCGCAGTAGGCGAGCAGTTGACTCATGTCGGAGTACGAATACTGGTCGACGTTGATATTCACAACCGGCTCGAGCCGCGTGATACCATCGACTAGATCGCCCGCTGGGTTGACCGCTGGAGTCCATCCGGCAGAAGAACCACCTATCACTGGCGATCCACCCCACGCCGCGATCTCCGTCAGTGACGTGGTCATCGAATAGAGTGCGGGCCGCTGGGCTGGGGTTTGCCTGCCTGGGTCTGTGTTGCCGATGCCCGCGCTTGTTCGGTAGTGCGCGGTAACGATTCGAACCAGCCGGCTATCGCCGTCTGCTTTGACATCCAAGCTCACGCATGGGATCGGGTTCGCCGAGCCAAGCGGGTCGCCAATGTTGACGCCGATCGCCTGGGAGATGACGAACGACTCGTTCGGCGAATTGAGCAGGATCCTCCATGTTCGCGTGGCCTGATCGGCGAGCGAGCCGCCGTCCGCGCTGCGGCTGAAGGACTTGCCCTGCGCGAGTTCGGAGACCATCTTTGGCATTAGAGGAGGACTCCTGGGTTCGCCGTCCGGATCGCCTCGATCACATCGTCAAACTTCTGCGTTTGTTTTCTTAATTCCGCTAAGTTCACGTCCTTCGCCGAGTCGTCGCCTCGGATGAGGCGGGTCAGTTCGCTGGCACCTTGGCTTGTCGAAACGTCGGAGACGTTTAGGGCGGCTCGAGATGGGCCCTGGAAAAGTGCGTTCTGCCGCTCGTCTTGGAATCCCTTGAGCATGGGGGCGACGGCTTCCATCTGGTTGGCGACGGCTTGGCGGAGGAGCGCGTTGGGGTTCTCGCCCTTGGCTCTCATCTCTGCTGCGCGGGCGTTGATGTCGGCACCTGCGCCTTCCGCGAAGTCGCGGCGGAAGCGCTGCTCGGGGGTCATGCCGAGTTCAGCACCGCGGCCGGCGGCCGTGGCGGTTCGAGCCTCCCTTTCGCGATCTTTTCGGAAACGCTCTTCCGCGGCAGCCTGTGCCTCTACGTCTCCCGCTGGCCTTAGGCCGTTGTTCGCCTCAGCGCGGCGCTCAAAGTATGCCTGGATGTCAGCGAGGCCCTTCTCGCTCTCGGCCTTGAATCGCTCCTCTGGGGTTCGCGACAGCTCTCGGCCTCGCTCTCCAGCCTTGGCCTGCTCGGCCTCGCGGGTGCTGGCGTCTCTCGCGGCGTCGATTCGGCCCTGACTTGCACGGGCGGCGTCGTCCATCCTGCCCCGAATTTCTTCTCTCTCTCGAATTAACCCCTCGCGATTAAAAGGCATTCCGCCTTTCAGTCGCTCATCGATCTGCCGAATGCGCTTGGCGTCTGGTTGCTGCATTAGATCAAGGCGATCGCGCTCAACGGCGATCTCAGTCTGCGCCTGTCGCTCAAGATCGCGCTGCCGCTCGAGGTCAGCCTCTGCCTGCCTGCGTGCCTCCTGAGTCTGCGGCGTGCTGTTGCCCAAGTCAGCGCGGCGGGCCTCGTCGGCTCGCTGCTGCGCAGAGTTGAGGTTGCCCTTGGCCTCTTCGGATGCGCGGTTCAGGGCGTCGGCGAATACCTTTATTGCGATCGTCGCCGCCTCGATGGCCGCTACTTCGGCGCTGAGAGCTGCTTCCGACTGCTGAACCAGCCGCTGCGCCATCGGATCTCCGCTGAATCGCGAAGATTGCTGACGAAGAGTTTCTCTCTCGTTTTCAATTTCTCGCATCCTGCGGGCGATTCTCCCCTCTCCGAGCCCGGCGGCTCCGAGATTGGACGACGCGCGGCCGGCTCTGGCGTCAGCTTGCCGCTGCGGGTCAACGACACGCTCGCGGCGGTATGCGTCCGACTGGGCCTGAATTCTGTCCCTTTCCGCAGAGACGCTGGCGACCTCTGCTTTGGCTGCTTCGACGAGCGCGGCCTTTTCGGCCGTCGTTGTTATCTCTGTCCCGTCCGCACGCTTTCCAGAAGCGGCGCGATCCAGCTTTCTGTTGGCTTCGTCGAGCTTTGTGGCCGATGCGTCGAGTTCGATCGCAAACAGCCTTGCTCCAGGCAGCCCAAGCTCGATCGCTCTAGCAACCTCCTTGTGCGCTCGGCTGATCTCTTCTGCCGCATCGCGGGAAGACGATGCTACTTCGTTGGAGGCGTCATCTATCTTTTGACGCTGAACAACGTCCCTTATGGATGACAGCAGATCCGCAAGAGCTTTTACGTCATCTCTTGCTCGCAAGATCTCTGGATTCTCCTCGAGATTCATAATCCCGAGGTCTTTTTGGGCGACAACGCGCCGTTCGTCCATTCGCTGACGAACAATTTCCTCTAGCTTCGCAGGATCGCCGAAAGCGCCGGCGATAGCGACAGACGCAGCTCTTGCCCTAACATCCGCCCTCTCCTCGCTGCGCAGAGTAACGCGACCGCCTTCTGTAAACTCCGAGGAACGAATGGTTCCAAGCAGCGTACGCTCAATCGCATCTGGAGATACGCCAGCAGACGCCCTCGCGAGAGCCCTGTCGGCGGCCTCTTTCTCCCTGACTCGCGACTGCTCGATCGACATCGTGAGAGCAACTCGCTGCCCAACGTCGCTTGTGCCTTCAAGCCGCTTTGCAAGCTTGCTCTGCTCGACACGCTCCTTCTGGACCGTTTCGTCGAGTGCTGCGGCGCGCTCCTTGCGCAGGTCAACCTGCCTTTGCCGAATGTCTTCAATTTGCTTCCTGAAGCCTGCGTCCCTCTCGCCGCCCTCGGAGTACGAGCCGCGCAAAGTCGACTCACCAAGGCTGCGGAATGCCTGCGCTAAAGATTCAACAAGGCTCTTCTGGCGAGCCAGCGAATCGTTCATCGCCTTTATCCCAAGCTCGGCGTTCTCAGTGCCAGTGGCCCATCGCATCATGGCGCTCAGGGCCTGACCGCCCATTACCGCCGCAAGGCCGACGAACAAGCCGGCTGTTGCCGACAGGCCTGGAATCAGTCCGGATTGCCCGAGAAGCAGGCCGAGCTGAGTGATGTTATTGCCGATGGCCCTGAGCTTGTATTCCATGCCGCCCGTGGCAGACATGAAATCGTCGATTGCGAACAGGCCCTGCTGCATGGCGAGCTGCGCGGAAGCGAAGCCGGCCATCGAGAATGACCCGCGATTTTTTGCCGCCCTGTCCATTGCGGCAACTATTTTCTCCTTCGGGACACCAACGCCGCCCTCTCGCTTGCTCTCTTCGTGAATCAAATCAACGACGGCAGCTCGTTGCTCTCGAATTGCTTTTGTGGTCGCGGCAATCGCGCGGCGCTTTTCCGCCTCGCCGCCGGCAAAGTCGCTTGCCGAGCGGCTGAGTATGCTTTGCTGATCTCTTGTGATCTGCTCGTACTTGCCAATCGCTGATTCGATTCCAGCAGATGCGTTCCCTCTTCCTGTGAGATTACCTTCGAAGTTTCCGACAAACTGCCTCGCAACCGCAATGTCCGAGGCCGCACGCTCAAGCTCGGCGCCGAGCTTGTCACTTCTGCTTCCTGAAATCGCAAGAAACTTCTGAAACCGCTCGTTAGCATCGGACGCCGTCTGAACGTCCCTTGCGTACTTCTGGAGAACAGGCCCAATTGCGGCAAGAGACTTGTTGTAGCGATCCATCCCCGCGGCGCGATCCTCCGCGGATCCAGCCTTCGAGGCCGCGGCCATCTCGCTGTCAATCCTGGCGAGTTCTTTCCGCAACGCCTCGCCTCGCTGGCTTAGGCCAGCATCATTCAGAGGCTTCGCCGTCTTCTTGGCATCAAGGAACGACTGGAGTTCGTTTCTGCCAAAAGACTCCCTGTCAAGCTGAAGCCGCTCGTCAAAGCCTATCGCGTCTAGCCTTCTGGCGAGCACTGGTCCAACTGGTCCCGAGGGCGAAACAACCGGCCGCCTCGTGTCTGCCGGCGGGGCCTCTGGCGGCAACGTCGCCGAACGCTGAGAAAAGCCCGCGCGTTGCAGCGCGGCCATGCCGGAAGCGGTAAGATCGTTCGAGGCCGGCACGCGGCCGCCTGCCCCCGAGGCGCCGTGCATCTCCCATCCGACCATCCTTGCAACAATCTCTTCCTGAAGCCTCTTGTCCTCAAGAGGGTTGGCAAGCCTGTATTTGCTTGACGATTGGTTCGGGTTGTCGTTCAGGAAAAGCTGCTTGCCGATGTCCCAGTTCGCCCAACTCTTGCTTTGCCCGAACTTGCTTGGTTCCATGCCGACGGCAGACATTGCGCGCTTGAATTCGGCGCGAAGATGATTTGCCATCGCGTCGACTTGACCTGCGTCCCGAGACGCAAGCGCGCCGGCGTATTTCTCCATGCTTGGAGACACATCCGCCGGACGCCCCGTTACGTCTCGATAGTCGAGCCTCTTGATGTATTCGTCTGCCTGCCTTTGCCTTGGCGCTGAAGCAGAAGGCGCTGCGGCCGGCGGCCCTTCAAACAGCATCTGCATTTTGCCGGCAAGAGCACGTTCTTTCGACTCGAGCGCAGAAATCTGCCCCTCGATTTGCGCCATCGTTGATGCGTCTGGAACCTCGCCTCCCGGCAGGAGCATTCTTCCGGAGGCGATCATGTCCCTGTCCGACGAAAGCCCCGCAATTTGCGACGCAATTCCTTGTCGCTCGTACGCGAGGTCGGAATACTGCTTCCTCGCGCCTGCGATGACGGACTTTCTCTCTCCAGAGGCTGCCCGAGAGATGTCCCTTACGTCTCTCTCGGACTCAGTCCTCAGGGATTCGTCGGCCCGCTTTGCGTACTTGCCGGATATGTTTTTCGCTGCGTCTACATTCGAAAGCCTCTCCAGCTCCCTTCGGACGCGCTCCGCGGAGGCCTCGCCGCGATTAAGCTGCTCAACCATCATTCCAACGGAGCGTATCACCGGCTCAAATCGAGTCGCGCTGGCCTCGCGGAGGTTGCCAGCAAGCTCCGCGAACCTCGCCGACAGCGCGCGAACTGGGGCTTCTTCGCCTGGAGCGATTATTTGACGAATTTCCGCGCCTCGAAGCTCGACTGCGAACTGCCTGTTGATTACTTCCTGCTGCCGAGTAAGCCGATCAAGATTTTGCTGCGCCTGAGCCTTGGCGCCTTGCATCGACAGCCCGCCGCGGCCGGTGCCGAGCCGACTCTCAAGCTCAAGAATTCTCGCGACCTGCCGCTCGATTGCGTTTGCGTTTTCTTCGGCCGCAACGGAGAGGTCGGCGAACACCCCCCCGCGGACGCCCGATGGCAGCTTTTCGGCAGCGCCTCGCATCTCAAGCGATGCCTGAAGTGCCTCTTTTGCTCGCGGTTGGTAAAAGGACGCCCCCGTCCTCTCTGCTCCGAGCGATTTTGCTAGGCTCCCAAAATCAGCCGCAGCCGAAGTCACCCTGCCGAGTCGCTGAATGGCCGCAGCAAGGGAGTCTGCGGATCTGGCTTGCCTTTCAAAATTAGACGAACGCTTCACAGACTCCAGCCGAGACTCAACACCTCTCAGCTCTGCCGAGAGCCTGCCAATCTCCTGAGGGTCTACGGCTGCGGACAGCTCTGAAGACAACTGCTTTTGTCTTGCGAGCAAAGCCGAGATCAGCGCCGGCCCATCTCCGATTGTTCGGTACAGCCTCTGAAAGCCCGCCTGTATTCTGCCAAGCTCTGGGTACAGCCCGGCCTGCATCGCGTGCGAAAGCCCCTCGATCTGAGCCTTTACAGCGGTTAGCGGCTTGCCGACGTTTTCAAAAAGCCGAAATTGCTTTTGAAGCTGGTCCGGGTTCGGAAACAACCCCCGCTGCTCTGGGTTCGCAGCGATCTGCCGCTTGATCTCCTGAATCGTCCTCTCGAAGCGCTGCAGGTTCGTCAGAGTTCGATCGAGCGCGTTCGAATCGAGATTCAGCCTGATGCCGCTGGTTTGCCGCTGAAAACGCTGCAGCTCCTGGCCAGCCTCACGGAGGCCGCGGGTGAAGTCCTGCGTGTTCGCTGCCAGGACTGCCGAGATTTTGCCGAGATATGCCATCGCCCTACTTCCCTAAGTTTCCGAGCTTGGCCAACTCCGCAAGTATTTGATCTCTCGACTGTTCGTGTCCGATCGCCGACGGGATCAGCTTCCTTTCCTCTGGCAGCGTCTTGTAGTTGCCAGAGGCGGCCATGATGACCTTGCAGATTCGTGCCATCTGGAACCACGAATCAGGCAAAGGCCATCGCTGGTCATACGCATACCACTCGCTCAACTCCTCGCTGTCCGTCTCGCGCAACAACTGCTTGACCGTCTTGCCGAGTGCCAGCGCTAGTTTGAAGTAGAAGCGTCGCTCTGGTCGCTCGGCGAATCTTTTCCCAGCGCGTCAACGTCTGCATCGCGGAACGCGTTCAGGCTCCATGCCTTCTCGAACAGGCGATTGAGGACAAACGCAGACTTCGTGCCGAGCTGCTCGACTTCCGCGTCGGTGAACAGCCTTGCGCCGCTCTCGTCCGAAAGCGTCAGCACAAGAAACCGCGAGCGGAAGTTTTTCATCTTCTCGCTGGAGTAGGCTTCCTCAAAAATGTCTCGCTCTGTACCAGAAAGCGTCTTGATGAAAACGTCGTCGCCCCATTCTGGAACGTTTACCTTCTCGAGCTTTGTGTCGTTTGCGGACAGGATTTTCGCTTTGCTTAGAGCCACAATCACACTCCTCGTTTAATTTCCGTAATAGTCTGTCATCTGAAACTTGAGAGAGCCGCGTATAACCTCACCCGTCCGAACCTCAACGCTAGCGGACTCAAGAATTACGTTTCGGGATACGCTGTAGCCGGAAGAGGTAAATCTGAGCGTTGATCTAGTTCCGACCAGCCCCTGCGGATCAGATTCAGGCGACATGAAGCCGACTGTTATCGATCCGCCAACACGGTCTTTGGTTGGTACGAGGACCTGCGCGCCGGCGCCGTTGCTGACGGAGGACATATTCACGATTTCTGCGGATGGCGTCTCCACGGAAATGCTTGTCACGCTTCCAGAGAATCCAGCGAACGTAAATATTGCGTTGCTGGCAATTGCTCCAGACATGCGTGCTTACTCAGCGAGAGAACTGGATGGTCGCCTGCGAGCGGATGGGCTCGTTGAGGTTGAACGTCACGCTGCTGGACACCACGGTGCCGCCGATGCCGCTGACGCCCGGCGCCGTGAGCGAGCCGGTGGCGCCGGCCCGAGGGCCGTAGCCAATGAACTCGACCTGGGCTTCTGCGGCATTGAACAGCGGCGACACTTGATACTTCCGCTGGTTGTCCGACAGGGCGGTAACGTCGATCTGGTCGCGCATGTCGCGAACTGTCAGGGAGGTGGCGGTGTACGACGCGCCGCCGAACTGGATCGTCGTGTTTGAGAGAGCTACTGGCATTTAAGGGACTCCTTGTGTTCGCGTGTAGCGTGCGTGGCGTTAGCTGGCGGCCCGAATGGTCGAAACGTAGCCAACAAGCTCGCCGACCCGGTACGAAATTTCGCTGGACATGACGGTCGCGCCGGTGAAAGAAATGTTCCCGACAGTGATTCCACCGGCCTTGTTGCCTACGGTGATGGGATCTCCGATGTGGTTTACGGAGATCTCGGCCGCGTCCCTGAGGCCGGCGACGAACGTCCGGTACGCGCCATCGGCGAGCCCGAGGTGCGAGGAGTCGATGGTAGGCGAATTCTCGCTTACTGAGACCTGGGTGACGTTTGCCAGCGGCGAGCCGCCAAGCGTGAGGGTGATGCCCTGCGAAACTGCGTATGCCATGTATTAGTCCTCTGATTCACTCCAACGAATCTGATAAAGCTGCCGCACTTCGTAGGCTGGCGGGAGCTGT